TGGCGAATTTTTCTGCCCCAAAATGCCGACTCGCTACGCTCGCTGTCATTTTGGGGCAGAAAAATGGTGGATTTGCCTTGTTTTCTAGTCAATTATCCGCTAAAGTTTCGGTGACCGCAATTTTGAGACATCCACTTTTCGGTGACTGTTTTTTTTGAGGCAATACGCGCCATGACTAAAAGTCAGCGCACCCTTTTCCTATCTCTGGTTGAAGCACGTTACCGGGGTAAATCTGGCAGTCCATTGTGCTCATTGCTTGCTGGGGGAATATGACCCGCGTATCAAAGCAAACCTGACCGAAGTCTCGAACATCACGCTACCGGATGCTCCCTACCATTACCTGTGCGGAGTCAGCCGCCCCTATGTGTGGAGCCGCAACTTCCATCTGGCTTTCCGGGAAAAAGAGGGAAGCATTTTAACCGTTCAGAGGAACGGCATCTACATCGAGATTGAGAACGCCGAGGAGATTACTTTCAGCATGGCAGATGCCGACCCGAACGACCCACACTACCGGAGCAAGAATTACCGTACCTGTCGCAACTGGCAGTTCGCGTATAAGATTTCCAAGTTGTTGTAAATAGAAATGCCCCCAGTAGCAGCTGGAGGCATCTCAGGAGAAATATCAAAAACTCGCATCTTGATGCCCTCATTATGCAGAGTTTGAGTATTTTGTCAATGAATTCTTCGAGTTTCAAAAGCAATGTCTCGTAAAAGCCTTGATTTTAGTCAAGAAAATGGTATCATACTTGCGATATGAAACAGCAGACCCAATTATCAGAACGAGTTGCAGCTCGCCGCGCTAGGCTGGAGCAGGAACTCAGAATATCTGAGCGAGTAGCTACTGCAAAAGTAGCTCGTGGGAACGTGTACCTGCTGATGGGGAAATATGCTACAGAAGTAGACCTGCAGCAGCGACTCGCTCGACTTTCTAAGTCCCTGAAAGCTTTTGCCTGATAGACGCTATGTCTGACGATGCTCAGAAACAGGAGTTTATAGACGGCTTCATTGCCGCAGAAACCGCCCTCAAGAAATATGAAAGGGAGGCAACTGAAACGCTCGTCCCATGTATCAATGAGCTTCGTTATTCAGCTTACCATGTTGCTCAAGCTCTGAAAGCCGAATTGAACGGCGAAGCGTCCGAAAAACAATGGCAGAGAGCTATCCGTCACACCCATCGAGCTAAGTTTGATGTAATGGAGTTTAATGTAGCCTTGTGCATGGACAAGGTTGAAAAGATTAAGCAGTCCTATAAAGGATACGAGTTTTTAGCTGGCAGCATTATTCCCAACTACTTTAAGCATTCTAAGGCACTTTTTCCATTTCGGCAGAGCTTGAAAGTTTGCATGAATTGGATAAAGAATCCCCGGAGTTTGTTAAAGTATGCGAGAAACATGTGCGCATTGCTCGGGCTTTCATAAAGGATTTCTATTCCGCCGAAGAAGTTTTGTTCTCTGAAATTGAGAAACGAGAAATGGAAAGAGAACAAGCTGATAAGGAAAAGAAGCATGATAAGCGAGTATCGTGGATTCAGGTGCTTTGTGGAGCAGTCTTAGGAACCTTATTTGGCTGTGCTATGACTCTACTGATAGGTTAGCAGATAATTTTCATCCATGTAAAGTAGGCTCTCCGAATCGGCTTGGAGAGCCTTTTTGTTTGTACGTCAGGCATGACACGTAACTGGGGTGGAAGTCCCCAATGAGCCGCTGACAGGGCGGAATCAAATAGCCAAAGGCAACTGCGTCACAGTAATGTGGGGTGGGGAGGAAGCCGGAGGCGAAACACAGACAGGATGAACAAGAACCGAATAGAAGGCCAAAGTGCACGAGGTGAGGCAGCAATGGATGCTCACGCCCGATACTCTGTCAAGAGTGCGCATGGTAAATTCGGCTTGTACTGTGTGAAAGCTGCGTGCCTTATCCTGAGAGACCCGTTGTTCTGCCGCAACAGACGGCTACGAGCGCAGCGATGTGTAAGGAAGGTGCAACGTGAGTCAACAGAGGTTATAGTACCCGCCCTCCTGCGGGGAAGGACTGAATCCCAACCGGACAATTCAGCCGATACCCATGAACACAGAGCAGCAGAGCCAAGGCGCTACATATCAGCCTGAGTTTGATTTCACAACTCAGTCGGAATGGGCGCGCCCACTTGGAGACGGAGAGGGTACGATTCCCACAGCTGCACCGACGCGGGAGCAGCAAGTGTTTGTGGCGAGGAAGGAGGAACTGAACTAGGACAAACGCCTGTTGGAGGCCGTAGCCGACCCCGGCAACCTCCGCAGGGCATACCGGAAAGTGAAGAGCAATGGAGGGGCTGCCGGAGTCGATGGAATGAGCATTGACGACGTGGCCGAATGGCTCAGAGCACATCCGGGAGAACTGAGACAAAGCCTGTTACAGGGCAGCTACCAACCACAGGACGTGAGGGGGAAGAGCATCCCCAAGCCCAATGGAGGGGAGCGAAAACTGGGTATACCGACGGTTATTGACCGCATCGTCCAGCAAGCCTTTGTGCAGGTACTCACCCCCATACTCGACCCTCAAATGAGCGAGTCGAGCTATGGATTCCGCCCGAATCGAAGCGCCCATGATGCCTTGCGCAGCGCAAGCACATACGCGCAGGAAGGCCGCAGTATAGTGGTCGACCTGGACTTGGAAAAGTTTTTCGATAAGGTGAACCACGACGTGCTCATGGCACGCCTGAAGAGGAAGATATCGGACAAGCGACTGCTCTACTACATCCGCCAAATGCTCAAGGCGGGGGTGATAGACGAGCGGGGCATGAGACATGAACGGGAAGAGGGAACACCGCAAGGAGGCCCACTCTCTCCATTGCTGGCTAACGTGCTGCTGGACGATTTTGACAAGGAACTGGAGAGACGCGGACACAAGTTTTGCCGATACGCGGACGACTGCATCATCATGGTGAAGACCATGGCGGCAGCGAAGCGGGTGCTTAACAGCGTGACACGCTATCTGGAAAACAACCTGAAACTCAAAGTCAACCGCGAGAAAAGCAAAGTGGTTAGCGCGAGCGAATGTCCTTACCTCGGCTACATTATAGGAGCAGCAGGCGCATTACGAGTAAGCAAGGAAAAGGTGGCGAAATTCAAGGAGAAAATCCGCAAAATCACCCGCCGAAACCGAAGTCGCCGACTCGGAGAGACGATAGAGGAACTCAACGCCTATATACGCGGCTGGGGTAACTATTACAAATTGGCAGCGATACAAAAGAAGGCAGAAAAGCTGGATGGATGGGTAAGACGCAAGCTGAGAGTAATCAAACTCAAACAGAGCAAACGCGTCTACACCATAGCCAGCTTCCTGCGAGATGAAGGGGTCAGAGAAGACCATGCCTTTATGGTAGCAGGGTCAGGGAAAGGATGGTGGCGACTCTCTGAGACGAGGGAAAGCCACCGAGCCATGGGAAAGGAGTGGTTCAGGAAACAGGGGTTAGTCTCATTGCAGAGCGTAGTCTGTAAAGGTTAGGAAACCGCCGTATGCCATAAAAGGCACGTACGGTGGTGTGTGGGGGGCGAAAGCCCCCTACACGATTTTACGGTTTTGACATGCCCCCTTTGGCATGTTCAAGTACATTCTCAATCGACTGACGGAACGCTCCACATGGCTGGGTATCATTGCCCTTGCCACTGCATGCGGAGCCACTATTGAAGCGGCTATTGCCGAGCAGATCATCGCCGCTGGCATGGCGGTGGCTGGTCTGATTGGCGTAGTCACCAAGGATAAAACTGAAACCAAAAAGGAGGAACCCGACAATGGCTGATACTTTGGCACAGGTACAGAAAGACGTGCGCTTCTGGCAGCGTCTGCTGACCTTTGCCGGGTATAAGCCCGGCAAGGTGGACGGCGTGAATGGTCGCAAGACCAAAGCCGCCGCCCAGGAGTGGCAGAACGATGCCGAACGCATCAAGGCAGAAATCGGCAGCTTCGATGAGCGCTCCGAGCGTAATATCGCCACGCTTACGCCCGAAACTCAGCGAGCTGCCCGCATTTGGCTCAAAGCCGCCAAGGCAGTAGCCGATGCTGAGGGCTACGATGTCCGCATCATCTGCGGAACCCGCACCTATGCTGAGCAGGCTGCGCTTTATCGCAAGCGTCCGCGCGTGACCAAAGCTCGCGGTGGCCAGAGCATGCACAATTTCGGCATTGCTTGGGATATCGGTATCTTCCGAGGCAAAGAATACATTGGCGACCATGCCCTATACGCCAAAGTAGGCAAGCTCTACAATCAGGTGCCGGGCATCGCCTGGGGTGGTACGTGGAAGTCCTTTGTGGATGAACCGCACTACCAGCTCGAAAAGTACAGCAGCAGCTCCGCTGCCCGCAACGCTTTTGAGGTATGAGTGCTAAAGGACTGTTTACTCGCGGCTTCACCGAGGGGGAAGTGAAGCAGATACAGGCGACCGCCAAGAAGATGCTTTTGGAGGGTAAAACCCTCATGAGCTGGAACGATGGCAGTACGTCCGTGAGCAAACAGTTCGCTATGCCCGTGGCAGATGTGCTGGATGAATGCGCCTATGCTCTCCGCTATTTCGAAAAACAGGCTCAGGCTTCCGGCGCATCTGACCATCCTGTTTCCCTTAGCCATGTTGCATGGCGTTTACCCCTGTAACCCACTTTTGCTTGTATGAACTTCCTGCAACGCCTCGCTGCCCGCATCTTTTTCGGTTCGCATTCTGTCTTTGAATCAGCCAACCGTTCACCCCGGCGTGCGGAAGTCCCCGGAAGTGGCCCGCGCGATACCTCGCTCGACCTGACTCCCGGAGTTCGCTCCGAGCTGGTACGCCGGAGCCGCTATCTGGTGAAAAACTCCGGCTTCTTGCAGGAGATTGTGGGCAGCATGGCCATGTACTCTATAGGAGACGGCATCATGCCTCAGCCCGCCAGCAAGGATGCAGCATGGAACAAGCAAGCTCTCGACTACTTCAACCGCTGGGCGAGACACGCCGAAATCACCGGGCGATTCAACCTTGTTACCTGCCAATACCTCGCCTGTATGGCCTTGGAAGTAGATGGCGAGATATTCATCCTGAAAACTGAGGAGGACGGCGTGGCGAAGATTCAGCTTATCGAGACGCACCGTATCGGCAGCACCGAGGAAGACACCACCGAAAGCACCATCATTGATGGTATCCGCGTAAACGACCTCGGCAAACCGCTTTCCTACCGTCTTTTGCTGGATAATGGCAACTACCGCGACCTCGCCGCTCGGGATGTCCTGCACATCTTCACTCCCATGTCTATCTCCCAGATGCGTGGGTATCCGACTATTCAGCATAGTATCAACCATATGCTGGATGTTGCTGAGTTGCTGGCACTCGAAAAGCATGCCGTCAAGGATAACGCAGACATATCGCGAGTTCTCAAAACCAGCCGGGCTGATGTTGACGACCGGGATTTCCAACTCAATGCCCCTGTTCAGCCCCAGGGAAGCGACCCCGGATTCTTGCAGACCATCCTTGGCGGTAAGCTGGTGAAGATTCAGCCGGACGAAGCTATCGAGAGCTTCCAGAGCAACCGCCCGAGCCCCACATTCCAAGGCTTTCTTGACTTCCTGCATAGGGATAGTGCGCTAGGGCTGTTGCCGTATGAGTTTGCCAGCGATTCGTCCAAAATCGGTGGTGCCGGAGTAAGACTTACCGTGGCGAAAGCCGACCGCAGATTCAGTCGAAGACAATCCGTGCTTATCGACCGTATGCTTCGCCCGATTTGGCATTTCGTCATCGGGCATGCCATCACGGCGGGCAAACTGCCACCCGCAGAAGACTGGACTGAGGTCGACTTCGTCACACCCCGACGAGTCACGGTGGACGCCGGTCGCGAGGCTCAGCAGAACCGCGAGGACGTAAAGGCGGGGCTGAAAACCTTGACCGACCACTTTGCCGAACTTGGCTGCGACATCCACCATGAGCTGGAGACTCGCGCCCGCGAGATGGCCCTTGTGAAAGAGATTGCCGCCAAGTACGGAGTAAGCCCGCAAGACCTGTATCAATCCTTTACACAGACCACACCATGATTACCGCCCCCATGCAGCCCTGGCTGATAACGCTGGAAGCCTACCGCGAACTCTGCACCGTGAACTTACAATCCCCGGCGCAGGGTAACGCTGTTGACGAAAAGAAGTCCTCTTACGAACTACAGGACGGACTGGCCACCGTTCGCATTCATGGAACGATGCTGCGCCAAGTATCGCCCCGTCAGAAAGCTATTGCTGCCATCTGCGGGGTACGGCTGTGCAGCATGGAGGAAACCGCCGATGCCTTGCTGCAAGCCGCAGCAGATCCGGCGGTACACACCATCCTGCTTGATATCGACTCTCCCGGTGGCACAGTCAACGGAACGCCCGAACTGGCGCAGGTGGTTCGAACCATAGCCAAGGACAAGCATGTTTACGCCTTTACTGCCGGACAATGTTGTTCCGCTGCTTACTGGGTTGCCAGCCAAGCGGATGTTATCTACGCAGCTCCCTCTGCCACGGTGGGCTCAATCGGTGTCATTCTGCCGGTGGTAGACAGCTCCGCTCTTTATGACCGCTGCGGCTTGAAGATGGAAGTATTCTCCGCTGGTAAATACAAGAGTACCGGAATGGATGGCACCAGCCTGACGGAAGAACAACGCGACCGCCTCACGCAGCAGGTTAATGCCACTTGGGCGAGATTCAAACAAGCCGTAACCCGCCGCAGGGCGATTGCTGAAGCCGACATGGAGGGACAGAGCTTTTACGGAACAGATGCCCGAGACAAAAGGCTCGTAGATGCCTGTGCCGGGTCGCTAGCTGCGGTACAGGCAAAGCTCATTGCTCGACACAATTTTTGACACCACCCCCTCAATTATGGAAACACTCGATGAACAACTCGATGCAGCCAACGCGCGTCTGACCGAGCAGAGCGAGAAACTCGCAGCGTTGGAAACAGAAATCGCCACCTTACAGGCAACCAACGAAGAGCTGTCGGACAACCTGACGCACACGAAGGAGCAGCTTGCAAGCGTGGAGGGGGCATATCGCAAAGCCCTCGAAGAAGTGCAGCAGCTCAAGGCAGAAGCAAAGAGTGCCGAAGAGCGGGCTGCGGAGTATTACGGCAAGCCCGCCGCTGCTCAGCCTGTCACCGCCAAGGGTGACCCGGATGTGCGCCCGGTAAGCGAACGCTTTGCTGCCATCAAAGACCCGGCAGCACAGACCGCTTTCCTGCGTTCCCTGAGCGATGCCGAACGAGCCGAACTTTACAACAACCTCTAACCCAGAACTTACCATTATGGCTAATACACTCACAGACCTTAAGGACGTACGCATCGCACAGGCAGCACTTATGCCGTGGATGACCGAGCTGATGCCGCTCTCCATCTTCTCCACCAACTTCGGACCGACCTCTGCCGACAAGGGCGATACGGTCAAAGTCCCGGTGGTGGGCGCACCGTCTCCGTCCTCCGACTTCGATGGCAACTATGTGAAGAACATTGACAGCGAGGCAAGCACCATTCCGGTGGTACTCAACAAGCACAAGTTCAAGACCGTTCACATGACCGCCAAGGAAGCCGCCACTACGGCAGTGCCCCTGTTGGAAAAGCTCGTGTCCACCGCCGCCCAGCAGCTTGCCATTGACGTGTTGACGGACATTTTCAGCGCCATCAAGAAGAATCAGTTTGCAACGGCTACCGATGTAGCCTCTGCGGAGGATTTTTCCTACAAGACCGTGTTGAAAATCCGTGAAGCATGCAATAAGGCGAAGATGCCGAAAGCCGGGCGTTCTCTGGTGCTCAACACCAGCCTGAATACCGCCTTGCTGGCTGACGATATCGTGTCCCGCAGCTTCATCACCAATCTGGCGCAGCCGGGCGTGGTAGAAGCCCGCATCAACCGACTGGCCGGGCTTAACGTGTACGAGACGGACTGCGTGCCGGACAACGGCGAGAACCTTGCCGGGTTCGTCACCCATCCCTCGGCTATGGCCGTAGCCATGCGCTACCTCCAGCCCATCGCCAACTACGATGAAGCCGGAGCTGTGACCGACCCTGTAACCGGATTGACCTTCGGCTACCTGCGCTACACGGATACGACCTCCAACAAGGTGTATATCACGCTGGAATGCCTGTACGGCTATCAGGTTATCCGACCTGCAGCTTTGCAGCGCATCACCGTAACCTCTGCCGCCTGACTATGAGCCTTGCCGATGAAATGAGCGCCGACTTCCTGAGCATTCATCAGGATTTATCCGACTACATCAGCATCGGCAGGAAACGAGTGCCGGCATTGGTCAACGAGGGCTCGCTGGCAGCGGAGCTGGAGCTGGGAGGCTTTTCTTCCACCCGCTCCCTGTCGGTGAGAGTCCGGCGAAGCGACCTGTCGTCCACCCCGGCGGTGGGCGACTTGCTCTATTACGAGGGCGTGATCTTTCGCATTGAGAGCATGAGTGCCAAGAAATCAACCCCATTCGTCTCTCTGGAATGTCTGCAACAGTAACCATCAACTCCGCATCCCTCGACCGCAAGCTCGCCAAGTTTGCCATTCTGGGGCAGAAGTCGCTGGAAGATGCTCTCATCGAGGGGGCAAAACGCTTCACGACTCAGGCTGTACGCAACACCATGCCTATGGTGCTGAGCAAAAATCCCTCTGCTGTTAAAAGCGAATGGACAACTCGCATTACCCGGCACTTCGAGACTCACCGTATCACGAAAAAGGGCTACCAGAGTGATGCTTCTCTTCGCCGCATGCTTGCAAAGAAAAAGAAGAGCTTAGGTCGTGAAGCTTCCGGTTGGAATGCCGCAGCTGTCGAACTCAAAGCGAACCGCATACCCGCATGGGTGAAACGCCACGGTACAGGGGAAGGCAGTTGCCGGATTACCCGCAAAAAAGACCGTATCACCATTATCATCACCAACTCCGTACCCTATAATGAAACCATGACCATGCGCCGAGCTGCATTTGTACTGGACAAGGTGGAACGTGGCTTTGCGGGAAACCTCCGTGCTCTGAAACGCAAACTTATCAACTCTATCCGATGAATACGCACACCATTACCGAGACAATACGTCGCTTCCTGATGGAAACAATGCCGGAAGTCACCATTCATACCCCCATCAGCAATGGCGAGCTTAGCTCCCCCTATGTCCTGTTGAGTTGTGTGGCAGAGGAGGAGTTGATACCCGGCAATAAGACATGGGAATGCTCGCTGCAAGTATCTATGCACAGTGCAGCGTTGGACGAAGAGGATACCGCCATGCGGAAACAATTCACCGCGCTTTGTTCCGTTCTGGGCAAAAAGGCTACCCGCGAGGCTATCAACACATCTGCACCCGATTTCATCCTGTACAGCCTGAGCCTGCGAAGCATTGAGGAGCCGCAGACCATGGAAAACGATTTCATCCAGAGTGCTACATTTCGGGTGGTGGCGCAATTTTAATGTTGGAATAATAATCTCAACGGTTAGAAAGTTTTCTCATTTTTTAATTCCACCTGCGGATATTTTTGGTCAACTATTTTCTCGATTTTTTCTCTAACCTCTGTGTTACAGTTTGAGCCAAATGTGATAGAAACCAAAAATTGGCTTAGGCGATTATCATGTATGTAGTGATTTTTGTTTTTCTCAAACGGCAATGCGCTAAATATATGTTTTTCTGAATAAGCTCGCTCCGTATTTAATAGAAGTCTATATTCATTGGCCCACTCATATTTTTTCATCTTTGTAAATATTATATCTTTATTATTGGCTAACCTTGTATATATTTTAATTATGGAATGCAAACTTAAAGAATCTTTGTATGTTACCTTTTTCAAAAAGTCGATATCCGATGCATTAACAAGGTTTATTCCATCTACAGAAAGCGCTAGCATTACCCCGTCATGGTTATTTGCATATTTCTTCCATAATTCATCATTGTTAGAATACCCGCTTAGTGAGCAAATATAATATCTATCCACAATCGCATCACGTGCAGATTTTTTTAATGCATCCATGCTGGCAGGATTATTCAAGATTCTAAGTAACTCAAGACGTTTTTCCTCGACACGTAATATATCTTTTAGTACTGATATATTTTCATCATCATGGTATTGTCGACAGAATTTTTCCATGACTCTTTTCAGTTCTATAATGCCAATTTTGGGATAGATAAAATTAAATTCACAAGGATCAGCGTCCCAAAAATTACTTGCCCTACTATAACTTAAGCCTTTTTCTAATATAAGGTGTGCTACATCGGATGATATGTACTTGAATAAAATATCTGGAGTGTTCATTGTTTATATACTATAGCAATAAAAAATAATTGGCAAGTTTTTTGACACGACGACAATGTATTATGGCTACAATTATCGGAACAGTCGGCGTATTCGGGCTTGATGAAGACCAGCAGGGCATCCTGTTGGAATCGCAGGACATCGACTATAAGCCGGACAGCAAAGTACAGCGTGACTATCGTGGTAAGAAAGTCGGCATCATTTTCTACGATGACCAGACCGATGTCTCCATGAAAGGTTACATCCCCCGCGACAACCCCACGGACATCAAGGTTGCCCAGACTCTCGTGTTGGCGAATGCCGCACCTGACCATGGGCTGTCTACCGTCTCCACCGGGACGAATGTCGTGACCGGGATTAAAATCGGACTGAAAAATGAAGACCTCGCCTCCTTTGAGGTATCTTCCACCATCTATGACTTCTGATGCAAAAGAAACCCTCAACTGATGCTCTGAACTTCATTCGTTCCCGCGATGGAGAACTCGAATCCCTGATGCTGGCAGCATGCCTGACAGCCTTGGGGATTCCTTTTTCCGAACGCCCGGCGTTTTCCGTGTCCGGCGACACCGAACCTGTGGTGAACTGGCTCTTTGATGAACAGTCGCTCGATGGCAAGTTCAAAGCCTCCGAGATGATTGCAAAATGGAATGACAAGGGCTGGATTACCCGCGCAGATAATGACCACCCGCTTGCTTATATGGCAGCAGCTATGCGCAATCTGTACACTCTCGTCAATCACCACATCGGCCAAGCTCCCAACGTGGAGCTGGTGAAGCGAGGGCATAAGACGCTCCTCATTCCTGAGGGGACGCCTGAATCCCAGTTTGGCCTCCTTATTAACAAGTTTACCCGACACTAAAACCATGCCTATCACTATTCACACACAGTCCCGCGAGGACAACAACAACCGGGCTATGCTCGCACCGCCCACCCGCACCACCAGCGGGGTAACGCTTCGCCCTATTTCTCTTGGTTCGCTCGAAATCCTGCGCCAGCTCAACAATTCTCTGGCTACCGCAGAGGCCGACATGGGGGAAATCGACACCCGCACACTCACCGAGTTCCTGTGGGTACACGGAGCCCCGATAGATGAGGTGCTCGATACTGTCTACAATCATCCGACTCAGGTCGGGTTAAAAGCCACGGCGTTTGCCATGAGCATCAGCCCGGCAGAGCTGAGGGGTATTACCACGTCTCTGGCTGCTGACCGAGCCGCTATTCAAAGTGCAAGTGCCGAGCCGATTCCTGACCCGGATGCGCCGACCTCCCCAAACGCGCACACCCCTCGCTCGTAGCATCGCTGATTTTCACAGTTGCACGAGCGACGGGGTGGAGCGAAGAATACATCCTGTGGATGCCGCTTCGGCGTGCACTGCAATATGCTCATGCCGCTTGGATTAGCGAGGGAACAAACACCGACTGGCGCAACGCATCCGAGGAAGAATCCGGCGAAGCTGCCGCTCTCTACAACCGCCTCAAACACCTGACCAAACATGGCTGACGTTACATTCACA